TCGCTGGCGATAGTGCGGGCAGATTTAAGACGGGAGACTTTATTAAATTTGCTTCGCACAGTAAAGTTTATATGGTTGTTTCTGACGTAACATCAAGTTCAAATGCGGCTACTGTTACTATTGAACCACCTCTTACTACAGCTTTAGCAGACGATTCAGTTGTAACTTACGATAATGTTCCATTCACAGTTTATTTAACTTCTGATATTCAAGAGTTTGGTGCTATTGGTTCAGATAAAAATGGCACTATTTTATATAAATATCAATTTGATGTAGAGGAAGCTTTATAATGAAATACTTGGTTAAGCATTGGATAAATGTTGATATGATTGCAGAAGAAGTTATTGATGGTAAAGATGTAGATTTAAAAACAAATAATATAGGAAAGCACGAAGAACCATCAGAAAATGCAAACTATGTTGTTTCAGATAATATAAAAGTTAAAAGGAGAACAATAGAAGAATATGACGAGAAGTCTGACGACAGCAATAAAGAACGAACTAGCGACTAATGACATTAGACCCGTTCATCTTATCACAATCGGTTTTACTAGCCCTGTTAACATTACTGATTGTTCTTTCCCATTAACAAGTTCAGTATCAGGTTCTAGTGTAACCTATACTGCATCTGATTTCATAATGGGTATTTCTAATTTTACAGAAGAAACAGACGTAACTAAAACATCATTAACATTATCTTTATCAGGAGCAGATCAAACATTTATCTCAACAGTATTAAATGAGAATGTAGTAAATGATAATGTAGATATTTTTAGAGGTTTTTTAAACGACTCAAACGCCCTTATCTCTGACCCATTTTTATTATACTCAGGAACAGTAGATACTTTTGCAATTTCTGAAAACGAAAAAGCAAGTACACTAAATTTGCAGATTGTTTCTCATTGGGCAGACTTTGATAAAACAAATGGTCGTAAAACAAATAATACATCTCAACAAAGATTTTTTAGTGCAGATGTAGGTATGGATTTTTCAAGTCAAACTGTGCAAGACATAAAATGGGGTAGAGCGTAATGGGTATTTTTAGAAAAGCAACAAGACTTGTCAAAAAGATAATATCAGTACCAATTAAAATTATTACAAAAGCGTTATCTTGGTTAGCACCTAAACCACCTGAAATACCTGATTTTGGAACAACTGATTTTGATGATTTTGAAAAAGGTATTTTATTAAACAAACAATCTAATGACGCTTCAATCCCTGTAATCTACGGAACAAGATTAGTTGGTGGAACTAGAGTTTTCATGGAAACTTCGGGAACAGACAATACTTATTTATATATGGCGATTGTTCTTGGAGAGGGAGAGATAAACGATATTACAGAAATTAGAGTTGATGATAAAGCTGTTACTTGGGCAAGTGATCTAGCTGACAATACAACAGTTGAAGTAGGAAGTGGAGATAGTAATTTTTTTAAAGACTCAGCTAGTTTAATTAGAGTAGAACCTCACTATGGGTCTGATAGTCAAACAGCATCAAGTTTGTTATCTACATTATCGTCGTGGGGAAGTAATCATAGACTTAGAGGAATTTGTTATTTAGCTTTAAGATTTAAATGGAATCAAGATGCTTTTAATTCTATACCTAAAGTTCAAGCGGTTGTGCAAGGTAGGAAAGTTGTAACTTTAGCGGCTAATCTATCAGAACAAACAGCAAGTTTTTCAAGTAATCCAGCATTTTGCTTATTAGATTATTTAAGAAATGAAAGATACGGAAAAGGTATCGCAACAGCAGATATAGATTTACAAAGTTTTTATGATGCTTCACAAGTTGCTATAACACAAGTTACACCTTATTCAGGTGGTTCAGATATAAATATATTTGATTGTAACGCTGTATTAGATACATCAAAAAAAATAATTGATAACGTAAGAATATTATTAAGAGGATGTCGAGGTTATCTACCCTATACAGGGGGAAAATATAAATTAATTATTGAGACAACAGGTTCAGCTTCTATTACACTAACAGAAGATGATATTGTTGGTGGATATACCTTAAATAGTGAAAATAAAAACGATAAATTTAATAGAGTTATTTGTAGCTTTATTAATCCTGATAGAAATTACCAAGTAGATGAAGTTCAGTTTCCACCAATAGACGATTCAGGTTTAGCTAGTGCAGATCAACACGCAACAATGAAAACAGTAGATGGCGGTTTTTTATTAGAGGGAAGATTTGACTTCCAAACACTAACCTCTCCATATCAAGCAGAAGAAATGGCAGAAATAATTTTAAGAAGATCAAGAGAAGCTTTAAAATTAGATATAAATGTAAGTGGAGATGGCTACGATCTTGCAATAGGAGATATTGTTAACATTACACACGCATCATTAGGTTTTTCTGCAAAACCTTTTAGAGTATTAGCTGTAAGTTTTAATGAGGATTATACAATAGGTTTATCACTTGTTGAATATCAAGCCACGCATTATACTTGGGCAAGTAAAACTGAACAAACAACAGTTCCAACAACTACACTTCCAAATCCTTTTGTAGTTCAACCACCATCTAGTGTAACACTTACTGACCAACTTATTTCTTATAATGACGGAACTGTAATTGTAGCTTTAGATGTTCAAATAGGTGCTTCGCCTGATAGTTTTGTATCGTTCTATCAAGTAGAATATAAATTAAATAGTGAATCTGATTTTAAAATACACTCACAAGGTTCAGGATTATTTCAAAG